AAAAAAATATTGCATATTGTGCTAGAGTGTCCAACCCAAACAATCAAGATAATAGTAGTATTGCTGGTCTACTTAATTATTGTATTAAACACAAGCATTGGTCTATCTTTGAGATGGCATTTATGACTTTGGAGATTAATACTAATAGAGGTATAGCTGCACAGATATTAAGGCATAGAAGTTTTACATTTCAAGAATTTAGTCAGAGATATGCGGATACAACACATTTAGCAGAAGAGATACCCGTATTTAATTTAAGGAGCCAAGATAATAAAAACAGACAAAATAGTATTGATGACATAGACCAAGAGACTGTTGTTAGATGGAACGCAAAGATAAGAGAGCATTTTGCAAAAGGCAAAGCACTATATGATGGTATGATTAAAGACGGTATTGCTAAAGAATGTGCTAGATTTATTTTGCCTCTAGCAACTCCTACCAGATTATATATGAGTGGTAGTATTCGTAGTTGGATACATTACATAGATTTAAGAAGTGCTAATGGTACACAGAAAGAACATCAGGACATTGCTTTAAGCTGTAAAAATATTTTTATCACTAGATTTCCAATTATATCAGAAGCACTAGGTTGGAAAAATGATTGAAGTTATTATAACCCCAGAAATATTAGCAGAAGCAAAAAGTCGCAACGAAGAATATTTTAATCGTTTTGGTAATTCTGGTACTCATAGAACAAATAAAGAAAGGCAAAGAATGACTGGATATTTAGCCGAAGCATGTATTCATCATACTTTTCCTGAAATTCAATATAGTGATGATTATTTTGTAGATTTCGTATTAGACTCTACTACAATAGACTCAAAGGCTCAGGGATGTAACAGTAAACCAATGGGTTTTTATAGTGCTACACTATACGAAGAACAAAAAAATAGAGATACAGATTATTACATTTTTAGCAGAGTAAAAAACGACTTTTCTCAAGCGTGGATATGTGGCGTGGCATCAAAAAAGAAGTTTTTTCAAATAGCTACTTTAAAAGAAGCCGGTACTAAAACTAATAACTTTACTTACGACCAAAGTAGATATGAGGTATCATACGATAAATTAGGTAATCTTAATGATTTTATTATTTGGCACAACCAAAAGAACAAAATTATCTCTTAAACTGGTGTATTGCTACTCATCTAAAGTATTGTTGACAGATAGACGATAAGCTGTTATAATAGCTTATACAAGGAGTCCACTCATGCGATTTGGTTTATGCTGTATTTCTCTGGATTTACAAGAACTTCCAGAACCTTTCAGATTTCAAACAATGACATATAAACGATTTAGCCAGCTAGATCGTACAGAAGCATTGTCTATATTAGGTTCAAGAATACTTAACAACATGGAGGTTACAAATGCTACCATCTTGCACTGTGCCGAGCATAATTACTGCTATCGGATTAGTAGCGACTTATTTCCTCTTATTACCTATCGTGCTGCTAATATTACTCTTGATGATCTTCCTCAATACGATTCTATCATTAAAGCCATAAACGATATTGCGCATACAATACAACAAAATAATGTTAGAATTAGTTGTCATCCTAGTGAGTTTAATGTTCTTGCATCTACTAATGCTGATGCCGTCGATAGAACCATTACAGAACTTAATTTTTACTCAGACTTCCTTGACAAACTAGGTTGTCCTGCCGATTATAATTGTCCGATGAATTTACATATAAACAATCGTCAGGGAAGTAACGATGAGGTTGTGGACAGGTTTATACAGAATTTTAACAGACTTGACAGTAATTGTCGTAATCGTATTGTTATTGAAAATGACGATAAACTTAATTGCTGGTCTGTAAAACAACTAATAACAGATTTTTATCCTAAAAGTAAAATACCAATTACTTTCGATTATCTGCATCACAAATGTCATCCAGATGGATGGACAGAACATCAAGCTATTAGATTCTGCTGCTTAACATGGGGTCATATAAAACCATTGTTTCATTATAGCGAATCTGCACCGGGAAATAATCCACGCAAACATGCAGATTATGCAGAAAATGACTTCTATACTTATGACGACTTAGATTACGATGTAGACATGGAACTAAAAATGAAAGACAAAGCAATCGCTAAATTTATGGAAGGTGTATCAATATGAGTGGATGGTTAATTGTAATAACTGGTTTAATTTACTTATATGTAAGTGTTGAACAAGTGTTGAGGGGTAATCCCGGTATGGGTATTGCTTACTTTGGATATGCTTTCTCCAATATCGGATTATATCTATTAGCATCTAAATAGGGAGCAATTATGAAAGAACCAACAAAATATGATATGTCCACAGGATTACCACACAATGAAGATGAGGAAGTTAAAAAGTATCCTCTGGACAGTGTTGAAAAAGAATTGCATGACTTAATAGAAGATTCAAAACAGTATCTATCAAAAAAAGAGGCAACTCTTAATTTTATTAAAAAAGTTAAAGAAAGTAAAAAGAAATATAACGAAAGACTAGAAAAAGAAAATAAAGATTCTACTTGACAATGCCGATAAGTATGGTATACTGGTAGTATCAGTTTATTTCACAGGAGACTAGATTATGCCTAAAGGTAAAAAGACTTGCGAGAAGTGTGGACATGAATGTGGCCCAAGAGCATATATGTGTCCAGAGTGCCAACATCCTTTTATGTTTGCTCCGCAGAGTAAAGAAAAGAAAACCACAAGGATGATTAGAAAGTTTGATTGGAAAGAATTACAAAAGGGTGATAGAATTAAAGCTACCGGAGGCCCATACTCAGTAGTAGACGGTGAATATATTCCTATGGGGTGTAGAGGTAAGTTTACTGTAATAGGTGTTGATAAGAATGGTATTGTAGCCTATGGAGTAAAAGAGGGAGGCTTCTGTCATATCTGGATGGGTGAAGATGATATTTGTCCACTCACAAGGATTCATAGAACTAAACACAGGTTAGCAAAATTAAAAAATAAAGAACTTACAAAGAAGTAAGTTGACAAACCGGCAAAAGTTTATATAATATAAACGGTAGGAAAAGTTGTTAAGAAGAAATTTGTGACGTTTTCTTCTTATGTTTTGTAAAGTCACATATTAGGAGTTATAAAAATATGGCAACACAAACTAAGCAAGATAAGGTAATTAACTATCTTACTAAAGGTAAGACTCTTAGCCAAGATAGTGCTTATAGCATGTTTGAAGTTGGGAATTTAAGGGCTACCATTAGCGATATTAAGCCTATTGTAAGTAAACAAGGCTATAGTATTGTGCGTAAGACTGGACGTTCCGGCGAAACACGTTACGGTTTGATTCAGCGCAAGAAGCGTCGATAAACATTGATAAGTAATTAGTGCGGCAATCAGCTTGTTCATCCTCGGTTGACCGCACTGATTACTTCAACGATACAAAAGAAAGGATACAATATTATAGTAAGGTTAGCTACCTTGCTATAGGACGGTGACTGAAAATGTGCCAGCCAGCATGAGGGTACAACAGTACATGAGGCTCAGGAGGACGGGCAAGTGCCATACAATCTTGAGATAGTGGTTAAAAGTAGGGAAACATGACATATCATGCCCTGAAAATTTGGAGGTAAATAAAAGTAAGTCCTCCCCGTCCAATAATATTATTTTATGAAAGCATTTGCAAAACAGTTAATTGACAGAAGAACAGATGACGGCAAGTGGCTACAGGGATGCGATCATACTACACTCTTATTGAATCATAAAATAAGAAATAAAATCATATTTAAATGTATCCAACATTTTAAAAAAGCAGCATTGGACTTTGACACTATAGCATGTTGCGGCACTAGCGGATTATTAGTTGTTCCGCAAATATCAGAAATACTAAAAAAGAATATGTTGGTAGTTAGAAAAGCTAACGAAAAAAGATATTCCCCTTTTCAATATGAAGGGCCGATACCAAATAAATATATTATCATTGATGATCTTATATGTAGTGGTAAAACCATAAAACATATTTTAAACACAATAAAAGAAGATTGTCCTAGATCATTATGTATAGGTGTTTATTCATTTTTTAAAGACAAGTGTGCATACAGAACAAACAACTCTTTATGCAAAAGAGACTTGGGTATAGAATATTTATGAAAATTAATACCGACCCAAAACTAGATTTCGACGATGTTCTTCTTGTTCCACAAAGAAGCAGAACAGCATCAAGGAAAGAAATTAAATTAGATAGAAAGTTTTCTTTTTATCATTCTAATAAACAATGGAGTGGAGTTCCTATTTTTGCTGCCAATATGGACACAACCGGCACAGTAGGTATGTCAAACACTCTGAGTAAATATAACATATCGACATGCTTGCACAAACATTATGATAAATATCAATATGCTGGAATAATTTCAAATTATGATTATCAGTGGTACAGCATGGGAATTAAAGAAACGGAAATGGATAAGCTACAGGCTTTCTATGATGAGACAAATAAAATTCCTAATATATGTATTGATGTAGCTAATGGATATACTGATGACTTTGTAAACTTTTGTAATCATGTAAGAGAAGAAGTTTTACGGGCTACAGGTACAATACCAATTATAATGGCTGGAAATGTATGTACTCCAGAAATGGTACAAGAATTAATATTGCATGGTGGAGTTGACATTGTTAAAATAGGTATTGGGCCGGGAAGTGCTTGTACTACAAGATTAAAAACTGGCGTTGGTTTCCCACAACTGTCTGCAATAATAGAGTGCGCACATGCTGCACATGGATTAAGAGCAGGTAAAAGTAGACTAGGATTAATTTGTGCTGACGGTGGATGTAGAACCCCATCTGATGTATGTAAGGCTTTTGCTGCTGGTGCAGATTTTGTTATGCTTGGTGGTATGTTAGCCGGAACGGAACAGTGCGAAGGCGATTGGGAGTTTGAAGATACTAAGAAATCTTTAACTAAAAAGAAATCATTAAAGTTTTATGGCATGTCCTCACATGAGGCACAAGGAAAATATGGAGGGATTAAAAACTATAGATCAAGCGAAGGAAGAGTTAAGAGTATCCCCTATAAAGGTGATGCGTCAGAAGTTGTTGAAGATATTTTAGGTGGATTAAGAAGTGCCTGTGCATATATCGGATCAACTTCATTAAAAGATATGAGTAAGTGTGCAGAATTTAATATGGTAAACAGAACACATTTTGACCAGAGTGTATAATATGGATAAGATACACCCTGCTACATGGATATTGTGGGGACTATTAATGATAAGTATAGCTACAAATTGGGTGCAATGGTCGCAAATGAAAAGACTTGAAAAAGAAATTGCACCTGTTATAATAAGACCACAGATAAGAACTTTTGAACTAGCACCAAAAGAAAGAATAATATAAGGGGGCGTACTGGTTTCGACAGGTGAATAGAAGTATAGATCGCATCGAGTAGTTAATCAAGCGGCTACTTTAAAACTTGATTACGTTTTTAATTGCCGATACTTCTGTATTAGCACTCGCCGCTTAGGTGAGAGGGGTTACATAAGCCTTTTTACCCAATTATGTTGACTCCGATAATCGGATAGGGCTGTCCTGCCTGAACTAAGAAGGTCGATGGGCGTAATCGTTCTGACATTTGGAAAGACAAATAGTTTTGTTTGTAGTATTAATAACAACAGACTAACGATGTAGAAGTTTATGTGGAATTTACACTGGACAGGGGT